CGCCCGCCCCGACCCCGCCCCCCCTTCCCCCCCCCCCCCCCCCCGGGCCCCACCCGCCGTTCCTGACGTTGCCACGCCGTCGGTTTGCGCCGCCGAATCTTTGATTGTTGCATTTTCTGCCACACGCGGAGCCAATGCCTTGCCGCCGGTAACGATATTCAACCCGCCATCACGCCAAAACAAATAACCAACACCGGCCAACACCAATAGCATAAGTGCCAGCAATCGTTTCAGCTTTGCCGGAAAATGCAGTTTGTGGGTGTGTTGCTCCGCGCTTTGATAATAGCCGTAATAGCGCTTCGGGAATTTGAAAATCGTCTGCACAGCACGCGACTGCTCAACACGGCTGTTTGGATTTTCAACCTGATGTTGCCATTCATAAACCGTCGCGCCTTCCATGCCAAAAGCGCGATACAGATGAATATGCTTGCCACAGAGACTTTTCACCGTCGCATTCAATAAGCGCGGCGATTGGGTAATCACCACGATGTCATAACCCTGATGGCGATGAGTACTCATTGCCTCAATGATTTCTTCCGTACGTTTTTCCAGCACTTTCGTTGGAAAAAAGAACTGCGCCTCATCATAGATAATCAACGAGCCAGAAGGTGTATCCCGCCAGTCAAATACCTCTTTTTTATCGCCCGGTTCCGGCGTCTCAAACAGCGTAATATTCCCCGGCTCCGGGAAACATTCCACGTCCAGCGGGATATTGGTAAACACCAGCCGCGCCGGACGCGGCTCCAGCGGCGTTTCCGGGTCAGGTTCACGTTTCTGCAAAAATTCGTCAATACGCTGCACGGTGTAGAGGGTTTTGCCAGAGCCCGGCACGGCAGTAATCAACGTCAACATGATGCCCCCCCCTATTTCGCCTTGCCGATGAAGACTTTCGCCGCCTGCAAAGCCGCTGAGGTCAACATCGCGCTACAAACGATGGTCAAAGCCTCAGGAAAACCAGATAACGCCATCAGATTGAGGATGCGCGCCGGAAGCCCGCTCATCGTCGGCGCAATCAGGTCAAAACCCTTGTTAAGCAAAAACTCCAGCCCCTTGTAAGTCACGAAAGCGATACCGAGCGCCGCCAGCAGTTTGGTAACGAATTTGCTCAAAATATAGCCGCCCACGGCTATCAACAACTTGCCCATGCTCAACTCCTCGCTGATCCAATCATGATGCGCGCCGCAAAAATATAGGCCGCAGCCAGCACAAAAAACCGCAGATTACGCGCAAACTCACAATACTGGTCAAAATCAAACTGATAGCTGCGATACGCCAAATCAAGCGTATAAGGCGTCGGGCATTGCTTCGCCCCAAACGAAATGGTTTTGTGTTTTTCAATATCAGTTACGTCAATCTCGCGTTTATGCGCCTCCAAATCCGGCTCCTCCGGCACGTCTTCCTGCGTCCACTTCATCCATTGACACAAGGTTGGCATCAGGTCGCAATCCTTCAACTGCGGCTTCTCCTTCTGATCCGGTTTGCCTTCATTGCCCGGCTTGGGTTTCTCCTTGCCGTCTTCTCCCGGCTTGGGTTTCTCCTTGCCGTCTTCTCCCGGCTTGGGTTTCTCCTTGCCGTCGTTGCCCGGCTGGTTTTCGCCACTGTCGCCCGGCTTGTTGTCGCGCTCGGTAATGGTCTCATCTTCTTGTTTGCCATCACGATAACGTCGGCCAGACGTGCGCTCGTGGATAGTTACCGACGGATTCGGCGTGTAACTGCCGTCCTGCGGCTGGATTTGTGGCTGATATTGGGTTTGGGTTTGCGTGGTTGAGCCATCCGGATTCACGGTTGTTTCCGGCTCGCCCTGCACCGACGGGATCCCGTCATAATGCTGTATCTCCGGTTGGCCCAAATGTCGCTTCAGCCAATCGGCATCACTGTCATTGGGTTGATAATTTGACAAATCCAATCCGTCAATCATCTGCGGCGTTACCGGGCGCGGTTTGGGCGGATTCTTGTCAGCACAACCGTCTTTCGTTGGCACCAGATTTGCCGGACATTTATTGACCTGCCGCCAAACACCATAACCATCTTGAGGGTTGTCGGCAACACACCAACCCCAGGGCATTTGCACGCCCAGCCGGGAATTATATGAATAACCTTTGTGTATCGGATTGCAGGCGTGAACATCCATGCGACAACCAATCGTATTTTCACAAACTTCTTTTGGCGTGGAATAATACTTTCCCTGCTCACCCAAATATGTATCTTCAACCGGCACAATGTCAGGATCCGGCTGATAAACCAAATCGCCATTGTCATCTACCCACCACCCGGCACGATGCAAAATCTCCTCAATGGCCAATCCGGCAATAATGCCCCATCCGGTGCGCTTGATGCCCTTCAAACCAATGCGAACCGCTTTCTGCACCCCCGCACGAGACCAGCCAAAACGGCCATACCACGGCGCCTTGACCTTACCCGCATTCATGGTGATGCCACCACTCACACGCTGTTCTACCGCACCATTAGGCAAGGCACGATAACGCGACGCATCAACCGACGCCGTACTGCCGCGCGGCATATTAAAACATGGCCCTTCGTAATAACTGGCTTCCATCACCGTTGTCGAGACACATTTGCCCGCCGCCCATGTCGCATTCATCGCGGAAACAAAAAAAACGGCAACACAAAACCTAAAAAGATTAACCATAACCAACCCATCATTTTCAATTCTCCTGACTCAATGCCGTCCGCCCGGCGGCGCTCATCCTTCGCTGCCGCCTTACGGCGGACGGCATTGAAAAAAAGAGGGGCAAAAGCCCCCCGTTTGGTTTTTTGACGGCTTTATGACGCCGCGCGTTTCAGATAGCGCCAACCAACGATTGCCAGTACCAGAACGAACAACAGGCCGAAAACCTTAACCATGTCCGCCTTAACGTCGGTAAATTGCTGGTCAATATTGGCAGGCAACAGGCTTTCTGCATGCACATACAGGGATGTGGAAAACAGCGTGGCCGCCGCGCCCAGGCGTTTCAGATGACGCATAACTAACTCCTTAAAGTTTTGTAGATTGAAGAACCGTCCGCCCTAACCAGGCGAACAGACACAGCCCGAAAAACATCGAGCCAACCCGGACACCTTCAGCCACGGAAAGGCCAAAAGCATCGGATACGTTAATCCATTGCCGACAAACATTGTCAACAACGGCAGAACAGACATACATCAGCGTTTTCTCCGCGCATGACGTTCAATTTCACTACGCCGTTTGATACGGTCATAGTATTTCTTTTCGGCATCATTCAGTGAATTGTAAAATTTTTTCTCTGAACGAACACCCGCAGCCTTTTTCAAATAACGCAGAAAAGTTGCCGTTACCTCCAGCAGTACCAAAATACCGACAAACTTGTACAAATCGCCCTTGATGGCATCAAACAGCGAATTGAACAGGGAAAAATCAATCACATGAATCCCAACGGCAGCAAGCTGTTCATAGACAACGGCGAGTAACAAAACAGGTCATGAAAAACCCCGGAAAGCGTCATTTCCAAAAGACCGGATTGTGAGAACCATACGGCGCAGTAATCAATCATGCGGCTTTTACCTCACCATTCACGGCAAGAACGCGGACACGCGGATTTTTGCCGGTCATGTCAATATCAAGAAGAAATTCATAGGGCTTCATCACCTGCAAGCCGCGCACCTTGTCAAACAGGTCGTAATCGGCATTCAATATTTCCACCTGATAGCCCGTTACATTGTCTCTCTTTGCCATTTCCAGCGGAATCAAAACAATCTTTGCGCCGCGCAACTGTTCGCCTTTGTCGCTTCTGAAATCATAACGGCTGGCACCTACATAAAAATAACGGTTGTTTGTCTGCATAATCAATCACCTTTATTGTTCAAATAGACATTGTAAAACATTAAACCCAATTCGCTCATGACAGCATTGTGTTCGGTAATCACGGCCAACAACGCCTGTTGTTCTTCTGCCGTGTCCTGTGCGATAAACTTGATTCCGGCGAAACGGTTTTGCAGCGCTTCCGCGCGGTCAAACAGCGATTTTATTTGCTCGGAAATTTCTACTCTCATTGGCACCTCAATTTCATCATTCATTCCTCTGCGCCACTTCAAAAACACAATCACAACCGGGGCGCGGTTCGGCTGCTTTCAACAAATCAAAACGGGATTTCCTCATCGTCATCATAATCAGAATAATCATGTGAATTTCTTTCACAAACATCACTCCAATATTCTTCAAAGGATTCAAAATCAGAAGAAAGTGCGTCTATCAGTGCTTCAATTTCATATTCTTCAATATTCCAAATCTGGGCAAGTTCAACCATTTCAAGCTGTAATGCCGTAATATCAACGCCATCGCGGAAATCAGCCTGTCTATCAGTTTCATAATAGGTTGAACCATTGGTAAACCAGTCATGACCCTGTTCATCACCCAACAGTTCGTAATAATTAACAAAGGTTTTCAAATCCATATAACGCTCAATCGCATCATCGCGCAAGGCGCGGTGATATTCGATTCGCTCAAGGATTTCATTCCGTCCTTCTTCCGTCATAACTCAATCGCTCAAATTAACTATCTGACTGCCCTGCCCTGTCAAGCAAACCCATGACACGCGCTATGGTGTCATCATTTTCTTGCTTTTCATTTTCCAGTGCAGACAATACGCAACGATGGCTTTCAATTTCACGCTCAATCCGGCGATTTGACCACAAGGCCAATTCAAGCTGAATTTGTAAATCCAGTTTGCTATCCGATAAAATCATGGTTGTATCATCTTTCATAGTGAGTCTTCCTGCGCTTGTTCCAACTCTGCAATCTGTGCTTCGATATTACTTCTTTCTGCAATCAAATAATCCATGTCTTGCAAACAACGCTCACGTTCTGCTTCTGATTCTTCAGGAAGCCAATATTTGATTTCTTCAATCTCCATTTCAATATCATGCAAACGCAGATACAAATCCTCTATTTCAAATTCAATGCTTAACATCACGCTACCCGCAACATATATGCCTGCAAACGCGGCGGTATCTCTACGACCTCCATCGGTGCCAATACCTTTATCGGATGCACTATCGCCGTCCGGTCTTCCGCCATTATCGGCGGTTTAGAAATATCAATTCCCAACTCGAGAAATTTACGACGATGGCGATAGTAGGTATTGTTTGCCATTTCACTTTTCAAATCCTTGCCCATACGCCACAGCTCAAACGTTTTGCGGTAAACGGTACCAAGTTCCATATAATCGATTTCTTTAATGTGCTGGTTGCGCATGGTGATTCTCCCGGTAAATTCGTTAAATACTTCGTCAAGTTTTGTCTGTAAAAGGACGGGATCGGTTAGTTGAAGACGGTCCAATATCTGTTTCTGTAATACGAGCTCTACACGGAGCTGTCCGGCGACGAATTGCTCGAAATCTTCGCGCGGCAAGAAATCCGGCAGGCGGTGCGCCTTTGAACGACTGGTGATTTCCAGATATTTGTTATAAATCTTGAGCGACCAGAGGCCGGAATGCTTGCCAATGTAGAAGGTGTTTTTGCAGAACTCGCAGCGGTCGCCACGGGCAGAAACGGTGTGCGGCATCATCCGCAGATAATCGCGCACGTCCTGATCGGTGCCGAGGCGGAACATTTTGGTGATGTCGATTTTGGTAACGCGGTATTTGCCTTCGTCGATTTGTTTGACGGCGCGCGCTGTGTCGGTCGCAGAAAATCCCAGCTTCGGCAGCACGTCGGCAACCACGGCGCGCGCGAGACTGCGGATGCAGGAAATGCCAAAGATGTTATGACCCTGAAGGTACTTCGCCGGATTGCCCTTGACCGAGATGCCGGACACCATCCCTGACGGCAATGAACCCGTCTGCGCCACGGTGTAATCGCTGTCAATACTGGACACCGCAACACGGCTGGAATAGCTCCCCTCTTCGTCAAAGGTGTTTTCCACCCCGCGAAACATGACGAACTCCGAGGTAACAACGCCGTCATGGTCTATCACCATGCGACGCCCCTGCCGTATCGGCAGATGCGCAAGCGGTACCTCAATGTTCAGCCAGTCAATCATAGATTTGCAAATTGGAAATTTAGATAAATATGGCATTTACCCTACAATCTGTCAAGGAAAAATTTACAATTTGAGATTTATAACTCGCAAAGGCTCGCAAATGTCTGAATTTACGGATTTAATACTGTCTAAAAAAGACGAAAATACGAGTGTACGTCAGTACCTTTTAAGGCTAGGTATAGACCAACAGAAGTTCAACGGGTGGGTGAACGGTGCAATGCCAGACGATAAAATCGTGGCAAAAGTAAGTGAAGAGTTTGGAATAGATTTTTTGCTTTTATATTCAATGGCTAAAGTTAGCGGGAGAGGCGGAAGAGGCACCAGCACCAAAGCGCTTACAGAATGGCGAAAAATTTACAAGCAAAAAAAAGAAGAATTGTCAATAGAATGA